TCAACAAGCGCGAACATGTCGGTGTGATTTTAAGCTGAAGGTGACCACGCCGAATATTTGCAGCTCCTCTCCCGGCTGGCAGACAACGGGGGAATAGCTGAGGTTACGCGGTATAAGCTGAAGGACAGGCCGGGTTTGCAGCTCCTTGACGGTAAACTCGCCAGCTACGGCAGCAATCACAATATCGCCATGCTCCGCGGTCAGCGAGCGGTCAACCACCAGCAGATCGCCATCATCAATCCCGGCCCCCGTCATTGAATCACCGCTCACCCTGACAAAGTAGGTCGCGTTTGGGTGCCTGATGGCCAGCTTATTCAAATCAAGGGTATCTTCGACATAGTCCTGGGCCGGGCTGGGAAATCCGCAGGGAACAAGATCGCGAAACAGCGGCACCAAAAACCGTGGCGACGGCTCAACCGGCTTGTAGAACGTCAACATAAACTCACCTGGCATAATTACTGTGTTTATATACAGTATCAATAAATCATCCGGGTTAATCAAGCCGCTCATGCTCCGTTATGACGAAGGCCTTGAAGTTCGGCAGTATTTAGACAGATACTGCGCCTCGCCGCGCCCGGCGGCGTTAAAAATAACGCGTCTCTGGCAATCTCACGCGATTCGTAGCAGGATAGATGCTGCAATCAGCGCGTTATGGTGAGGTACCATAACCCCAAACTATGGCGATTCGTCCGACATACTGAACGGGAGATTCTTATGTACTACACGTTAGGAGATACCACCCTCCACTTTTATCGCTATCAGTGCCGTTTCTACGTTGCCCACTGGGATGGCGGCAACGTAATGACTGACAAGTTCAGGCAGTTCATCGAGCTGATTACGGAAAAAACGGGCATTGACGCGAAGAATGTCGAGGCGGTTGCACGAGACTATTTTAACAACGTCGACTAACGGTTGTTCAGTAGCTGAATAACCGACCACCGCTTATTACGAACATGCCCCGTGCTGGCCGGTTGGCGAGGCGGAAAACGCGTGTGGTTCTTCCTCTCGCCTTGACACTGTACAAAAAAACAGTATAACTACTGCCTACCGTTACAGGAGCCAAAGCATGTTTGTAGAACTGATTTATGACAAAAGAAATTTTGAAGGGTTAGCCGGGGCCAGAGAGACCATTATGGCTGAACTCACCCAACGTATTCACCGCATTTTTCCTGAGGCCGACGTTCGCGTTAAGCCGATGATGACGCTGCCCGCCATCAATACGGATGCCAGCAAGCATGAAAAGGAGCAGATCAGCCGCGCCGTTCAGGAGATGTTTGAAGAAGCGGATATGTGGATGACCGCAGACGAATAAGCCAGGCCGCCGCGTTGATATCAACAGCGTTTTTTCAGGGGCCGGCGTTAGCATTACCCAATACGGTTCCCTGGATATCACCTTGCCCTGCAAATATTTTCCCCGGCCACCGGCGCTGCCCGCCGGTCATTTAAATACGCTATCCTGTTCACCAGACTTAAATTTATCCGCGGCCAGGGAAGCAAACTGCGCCATCAACACCAGATACAACCTGACTCCCTGAATATTACGTAATTTTATATTCACAACCTGAATAAAATTAAACCCACTGCAGATTATTCTGACCATGGCGGCTGAGGAATCACTCCCGTCGTGTCCATAGCCATTTTTTACAGACAGGTTTGCCGCAAAAGATTCAGGCAACGCCCGGCAGGTAGCGCAGGCGTTACCGCCTGGCCGCTCTTTTTTCCTCAGCGGCGCTTTTCATCCGAGGGCGCACCAATGTTTCTAAATTGTTTCAGTCAGTTAGTCCATGAAAACGGCACGGATGATGCTCTCTTTTGGCGCAAACGGCCCAAATCCCCTCCAGCATCTTTAAGCAAAATAGCGGCGATTAATTGAAATATTATGCTACACCGCTGCGGAGACATCGATATGAAAACCCAGCATTGATTCATAAATATCATTAAAAAAGCTTTTTTGATAACTATGAAAAATATTTCATTAGGATTTTTCTTAAGGCGAGAGTAAATTTCTTCGCATAAAAGCAAGAATATCCATAAATTTCTCGGGGAATAAATGCGTATGGCGAATTTACTCTTTTTGGCACTGGCGGTCGCACTGCTCCTGGTCGCCGTTTTTTCTCTTATTTCGTATATAAGAGATCGCAAGAAACAAAAGTTTACCTTCAAAAAAAGACGCTAGCGGCAACAACGTTAGGGGGACGAACAGGCGTTGAGTCCCTTTAACCTACGCAGTCGGGCGAGCGCAGGGACCGTCCTTGACGATATCTGTTTGAAATAGCTTAAATAGCCTGAATTATTACACTGAGGCCAGGCTTCGGGAAACGAGAAATATTATTGTTGCATCACGTCAGGCCATCGCATCCCGAACGGGTTCTGTTTATTTGCGGAACTATTGCTCAGGTACGCAGTCTGATTACCGTCTGTATTAAACTATCGAGACTGCTGTGACCACACTTATGATTGTTGTAACAACGCTTGCCGTGCTTAGTCTGTTCGTATTGAGTCTGGCAAAAGTTGGCATCGCTGTATCCAATAACCCCGACGAGTTCTGATTGCTCTTCGGGCTATCGTCGAAGCTCCTGCCTCCCTGTCGCTGATCCTACATACCGCACGTCAGCGATTATCGTTTTTCCGTAGCGCCGCCCTCTTCTTTGCAGAACCCTCTCCTTTGCAGAAGCGCTTTACCGCCGCGGGTGCCCGACTCTGCCTTCCGCTGCCGTAACCTCTCCCCGAGCCGTCACCCGGAGGCGCTGACGCGCTGGCCGAGGAGACGGCCGGCATACCTACTTCTTCTTCCGCTTACGCCGATACTTACGCTTAAATTTAAGATCGATGGCAAAAATAACCACGATAACGCCGACAAGCCATAACAGGGTGGCACCAGTTTCAGCAACGTTCACAACGTCCCTTTTATCTATCACTTAATGTTATGGGTAACATTAAGAACCATATAAAACCAGTAAGCAATCGTTTTCGTTACAATTGTATGGCGAATAAATGACGAAATGTCGCATCCGCGAGCAACGGGTCAGAAATCAGCCATCGCCGGATGGAATGAAGCTCCCAGGACGGAGATTGACGATTCGCATTCCCTCTTCCACCAGGCTATATCTTAGACACCTTTATGCGTACAGGAGTGATGATGGTGAGCAAGAAGATTCTGATGCTGGTGGGCGACTATGCCGAAGATTACTTGAATGCAAACATATCATGATAATTTTTAAGTAAATTAATTAAAACAAACCTAAAAAATGTACTTAATTATGTACTCACACTCCTAAACAATCCATTTGACTAGTAATCACTTTTTGCTCAATGCTGTATATCCAACCAGTATAAAAGGTGATTATCATGCGTGTAGAAATCAGCATTGCCAAAGAGAAAGCCGGAAAAATGCCGCGGGGGTCAATGGAGGCTCTCAAGGAAGAAATGACCCGGCGGATCAGCAAACATTACGATGATGTCGAGGTGGTCGTTAAGACGGCCAGTAATGACGGCCTGAGCGTACTGTGGGCGACCGATAAAGATGCTGCAAAGGAATTTGTCGAGACAACTCTTAAAAATGCCTGGGAGACCGCTGACGACTGGTTCGTCCGTTAATTGACGTGTAAACTGGCGCCGATTGCTGGCATGAACACCCGCAGTCATCCTCGCCCGGCAGCTATTGCATACGGTTGCTGAGTGGGGAATCACACCGGGCAATCATCCCGACGCAGGTCGTTAACAGAAAACGTCACCACGCCGTATACCTCGACCCCATCGCCCTCGATCGCCTCTCCATCACGGGTAATGAACGACTGACCCATTAGCCGACCAAAATCCGTCATCCCGTCGCAACGGATCAGGACGATATCTCCCGGCTGCGGACGTAGCGACATATCCAGAACCGCATACCCAGAATCGGTTTTGATAACTTTCGAGTTGGCGTCCATCCGGCACAACTTCGTGACGGTGAGAGTGTCCTCTACATAATCAGCTGCTGGCGACGAAAAACCCATTAGAGCACCCTCCCCATATTCATCAGCATCCACAACCTGTTTTCGCTTTCATCTGTCGTTTTGTCGACAAAATACGTCTGGTTGCGCTCTATCCACTGGTTCGCCTCACGGCCGGAGAAATGAACGCCTCTTTCCTGCAGCGCGCAGACGAAATCGCGCGTGCGTAGATAACGATACCCTTTGGGATTGATAACGATTGAGGCGGCAAATGCCTCTCTGATTTTTGACTGGAGCATGATCAGCCTCTTGCTGAACTTCGTTATTCCTTATTGAGAAGGTATTGCTGGACGGCGATAAGCTCCGCTTGTGATAATTCACCATCAATTAGAACAACCGAGCCTACATCGCAGCTTAACGTTGTTGCATTATTGTCCCGCTTTCTACCAATGAGAATATTTTCTGTTCCAGCTGTGCGCACCCCACCTAAACTGGCGACTCCGGAGTCGTATTGTTGTGTATCTGGGTTATAGACCGCAATAGTTATCCCCGCGCTGTGAATATATGCAGTAAATGCAGCAATATCTCCTACCGCTATAGATGAGGGGAATGCGACTGATGCAATCGGGGTTGTCGATGTACCTGCATTTTGTCCGGCAACACAAAGGCGCCCGTTTGAATTTATACCCACAGAAAAGCCGACACCAGCAGAACCGAGACCAGAGAAATCTCCGATGAACCACAGGCTGGCAGTCGGAGTCGAAGGGCGTCGGAGCACTCCGCCAATGGTTAGATTCAGCGAGGCTTTTTCGTTGGTGTCAATGTAATTATTAACGTTTACAGAAATATAGCCGCTACTGTTGTCCAGCGAACCAACAACTGTCGCCGGATTTTCGAGGTTAAAACTGTTGTTCGTGATATCAGCGACATCTTGTCCAAAGTAGTAACCAGCATAAGGTGTTGCATTGCTTAATGCCGGGAAGTCCTGAAACCAGTTTTTCCCGAGGAAATCATCTAACGTTTTCATTCCTGGGATAGATGTGAGCGTAGCATTGATGAAAATGGAAGGTATTGGCATGATTACTCCTGGAAAAATTCGTCTTTGATTTTGCGTGCAAGAACATACGCGCCAAGGCTGCTCATGTGCAGAGAGTCAACCCATGCGCCACCTGAATTATCATAAGTTTTCGGGAACAACTGATAGAGACTGATGAAATTAACGTTGTTCTCCACCGCCAGCGTACGCATGGCTTTATCATATTCAGACAGCGAAGGTGTGCCAGTTGCATTGCTTTGCGCCGGCGAGACTAGGCAAATACAAATTCCCGGCGTGGCCGCTTTATATTTTGCAATAATCATCTGAATACCGTTGGTGTATTCATCAGTCCCTGCGCTTTTCCGGAAGTCATTGGTTCCGAGAATAATAAACAACAGGTCTATATCGAGATTTGCAGCGACCGGCTCTATCCAGTTTTCCCAGTGGAGATAGTCAGAGGCCATTGCGCCACCGTTCCCCATACGCGACACGGTTACACCGGATGAAACGCCGCTGTCCTTGCCGTACATGCCAAAAATAGACACAACGCCAGTACCGGAACTGGTTATCACAATGGTATGCGCCGAGGATGTCAGTCCGGAGATATCATGTTTCGCCGCCACCCCCGCTCCCGTCCCTGAAATTGTAGCAACGACAGTCCCGTCAACAGAGATGGTGAACGACCCACTACCGTCGTAATAGAAAACTGACAAATCTGTGGCTTTCACATTGGACCATGTCAATGTCCCTACGGCATTATTATTATAGTACGCGTTACCATCCGGACCCGATCCGTACGGTGGTTCGGCGCCGGTGTTTTCGTTGTCACCATCATATTTTGTAAACCCGCTGGTAACTAACGTAATACCCGCCATGACGCCATCTGTACGCGTTGAGCAACTAATCCAACCAGGGTCTTTATATGTACCCCCGAGAATATTAATCAAAGATTTAGGAATAGTGTTCTTCTCCGTCCATGAATCCCCGGTAAATGCGACGTTTAAGCTGGCAGCCTGCCCTGCCGCAATGCGACCTCGCTTAAAGGTGAATTTATACTGATCGCCTTCAATGAAGGAGTCCGATGAATTTACACCCACCAGATTTTTAATCAGGCTCTGGATATTTGGGCCGAGGCCAGCAGCATCAAATCTTGACTTATCAAACCACGCAGGGACGTTGCCTTCAGAATCAAACCACGCAGGGAAAAAAGATGAGCTAAAGGTCATCTGGCGTAGATAATATTGCGCCCATGCATTGGGAATGCTTTCCACAACAGCACGCAGAACCGGGCCTAAATCGGCAGCATCAAATCTTGACTTATCAAACCACGCAGGGACGTTGCCTTCTATATCATGACATAACGGGAACATTGAGGCTCTAAAGGCTCCCATTGGAATGCGCTTATCCAGTTTATTGTCTACGGTCACATCAGACGGCATCTGCCTCCCGGTCGCCTCCAGCGTACCGCCGTTGTTGATGATCTCAACAGCCAGCGCGCTATCATCAGGGCTGCGGTAGTACGTGGTCGAACCATCCGGGATATTCGCGATATCCGCCTGCGCGGCAGCGAGCGTCATATACTGACGACTGAGGGGGATCAGGTTCTGGCGAGTTTCCTCTACGACTGCTGCGCCAGCTGCAAACATCTTTTTGGTTGAGCCACGCAGGGTATCTCTTTCATCCCCAGTACGGTCTATAAACGTGTCTGCCTCGCTATTCATGTAATCGTCGTTAGCAAGGGCGTTATCATTTACGTCCTTCATGCTGTTAGAAGGGCGTGGGTTTCCTGTGTTATATCTTTGGGCCATAGTGAGTTCCGTTAAACCGTAAACACTCGGTTTAGATTGATAAAATCAGTCAAAGAGGCTAATATTTTTGGTTTAAAGCATTTTGAACTATTGTTTTGTATGGCATGTGATGAATTTAATAATTGAATACACACTAACCCCTGAGAGACAAAAAACGCCGTTCAAAGGGAACAAATAATAATGAAGAAGAGTTTTAATCACTGGCTTGATTTCTGCAGGGCATCCGCAATCATTTTGGTGCTACTTTCTCATGGTAGGTATTTCTTACTCCCGTTATTCCCTCAACTTAACTTCTTTAAGTTCGGTGGATTCCTTGGTGTAGAATTATTCTTCGTCCTATCTGGATTTTTAATAGGTAAAATTCTTCTAGAAAAAATAGAGAACTCTACTTCCCCGACTGACTGGGTCATGGGATTTTGGTGTCGGCGCTGGCTTAGGACATACCCAAGCTATTTATTATTCCTATGCGTGAATTTGATATTACTATTCAACATCAGACCTGATTTATTCCCAAACATTATTAAATATCTAACTTTTACTCAGGGGTTATTAGCCCCTCACCCGACATTTTTTGGTGAAGCATGGAGTCTGGCTGTTGAGGAAATTTTTTACTTGTTAACCCCTTTAATATTCTCAGTCTTCCTGTGGCTATCTGGCAACAAAGTTCTATCTCTAAAAATAACAATTACCGCGCTTATAACAATACCCCTCGCATTAAGAGTTTATGCCGCGTTTAATTCACAATTATCGCTTAACGAAATAAGAACAATATCACTATTTAGAATAGACTCAATCATCTATGGGGTTTTAGCTATTTTATATTTAAAAAAATATGGCAGTAACTATTTAAACAAAGCAGGAATGTTATTAGTTCCAATATGCATATACATTTCCTCCAAGGATGATTCATACATAAATGACAGCACCTTTTTAAAAATATTTTTATTCCCCATGGCAAATTTAGGCTTTGCTTGCTTAATTTGCACCGGCCTAAGCATTCATTTCAATAAATATATTGCAATTATATTCTCCAACATCGCAAGATGGTCCTACGCTGCTTACTTAGTAAATCTACCTGTATTATTCCTTATTAAATATTTGCTTTCCCCACCAGCAACATACGCTGAATGCTTTTCGCAATGGATATTGTTTATTACATTAACACTGGCAATCTCTTGCCTTATTTATAAGGTATTTGAAAAAAACATCTTACGATTGAGAGACAAGCTTGTAGCCTCATAAGGATTGGCCGAAAGGCCTATCCTTACACCCCAAGTGAAAACCAAAAAAAGTTATCGATGGCAACTGGATCATTAGCCAACCGGCCATAAGCTGTGAATCCATTCACGTCTGGCTCACCAACAGTTGAAAACCTACCATCACCAGAAGTAATCTTAACGGCTGACACAAAAAACACTGACAACGAAAAGGGAATTGGGTACTGAATATTGACAGATATGTTATTTGAATACTCACGCCCCCATTGAATAACCAATCCAGAAGGAAGTTTTTGATATCCTCTGGCTTCCAAAAGTGCAGGATTGTTGGTTTTTATTAATTTATTAATGGATTTAAGAGCCTGACCATCATCATTAGGATCAAGCGCTATCCCGGCCCCTTCAACCACATTAACCAATTCACGCTGAAAAGTGTTAAGCATCTCTGCATTAATAATCGTCGGCGATACTCCATTGGCAACGTTACCATTAGTATATTCACCATTGGCATCAGCCGTGTCCGTTGTACTTCCTACTTTTTTCATAATTAACCTTAATATTTTTAATTTTCAGAAATGTACCCTGAGGCAATATCAAATATCGTTGCAAATTCCGGGGTAACTTCATAAACCCCTTCATCATTAAATCCGAAATAGATATACCCGAACTTAACCAGGGTATGGGAAGGAGAAAGTGCAGACAGACGGCATTCCAGTTGCCGGTTTCCCCAGGAACGCAGCGGATCACCACAATAGCTCAACCCAACACGCGCATAAGAAATATTGGTTTCTTCCCCCTCCACCAGCCAGACAAAAGGCCAGTCATCACCATTTAGCCCATCCCCACATACAGAAAGGCCTGAACGCGCCTGGCGATATTCTTTAATCGTGATGTTGTAACCCAGCGCTTTGGCGATACCAATAAAGTAACTTTTCGACTGGCCGCCAGTGCTAATGAATTTTGAGACGATAGCATTTTGACGCTTGGCGATCGTATCCACTTCCCCGATCGAGCAGTCATCAGGCAAGCCAAGGGCCTTTTCCCATTCTGGCAGCATGATTGTTGCCGTTTGCGGGAAAGCGCCGCTCAGTATCCACAGAGCATCATTGTCACTGCGTTGGAAGCTGGCGGCCAGAGACCTGAGAACAGCAGCCTGAACCGTATCAGGGTCACGAGGCCACGCCCGCCCGTTTGGGATTAGTGCCTGCAGTGCCTGACGGTAGTCATCTGTCGTGAAGAGGCTCATGTATAATTCACCTCACCTCGTACCGGTAACTCCCCCACTCCTGGCTCAATATTGGCTGACGGCGAAACCAAAATAAAACCTGCAGTGCCAGCGACATCACCAATAGCCCGGTTAATATCGGAGAGATAAATTTTCCCGGTGCCTAGTGGGTCACCGTTTTCAAAAAATACGGTGTCTATTGCATCAGCGATCGCAGCTGTTGTTTCGCTCCCTACGCTGGAAATACCACTTATCTCAAAATCAATGATGCCCGGAACGGGTGAGCAAACGTAATTCAGGGAGGTGACGGGTGAGCGCGGGTAAATGTAATCGGCAACTCTGCCCTGATCGCCGGTGGCCTTTGTTGCACCCCAGTCATCCAGCGATGACACGCCATCAGTACCAACCGGAAATCCGTGGTTCGTCGTATCCTCACCGTCACGCATAATATAAATCACAACGGTTCCCGGTCCCATTCCCCGGCGTCGGATCCACGCGCGAGTGATGCCTGAAACTGACAGCGCCCAGCCGCGATAATCGGTATCGCTCCCCCCTTGCGGGGGATTCTGATACGCGAGCAAACCACGCAAACGGAAATCCTCTTCCTTTTCAATGTCTGCACCGCCTGTTGCTGGTTCTGTCAGCGTCACGGTACTATCAATCCCCGGCACGTTGGCATCCAGAGTTAACACAGTCCCTGCGTCTGCATTCCCGCGACTCCCGCCACCGGTCACATCATCGGAAATATCAGGCAGAACAGCGGTAACGGATACAGAGGCATTTTTTGTTGCATCAATAAGGACATCAGCATCTGTAGTGTACTGGTATCCGTCTGCGCGGTTGAGGACGCTCCCCTTTTTTAACGTTACACCCGGCGTGCCAGGAATACGCGCTGCAGG